GGTCTTCAAGTTTACGGCTATAAAGTTGTTAAACCTGAAGCATTAGCTACAATGATTGTTACTGTGTAACCTAGGAGGACTAACATGGCTGCATATACAGATACGCACGGCTTTAATAAAGGTTCTGCGGCACACCCTGCCAAAGGCGTTAATAGAGTCGGCTATATCGAAGTGGAATTAAATTTCGCTACAATAACAGCGGATAGGGTTACAGCAGGTGCTACGGCATTAGCTGCTGGTGATTCTCTCCAAGTACTTTCTATACCAGCTAACACATTAGTGATGGCTGTTGGAGCAACTACTACAACTGCAGAAGGTGCAGCATCAACGTTTGACCTCGGTCTTACTGGTGGTGATGTAGATGGTTTTGTTGACGGCGGCGATGCCAACTCAGCAGGAACAACATCATCAAACGGTGCACTTCTAAATGGTGACAATCAAAGTCATTATTTTGCAACTGCAGACACTATTGATATGCTTATTGGTGTATCAGGTGCTGTAACAGATGCTGCTGTAATTAAAGTTTGGGCAGTTATCGCTGATTGTTCATAACGTAAAACATATGGTCGGGGGGTAACTTTAACCCCCCGATTATTTAAATGGAGAGAAAAATGGCACGAAGATGGCTAAGAAATATAGTAGATGGTGAAATCTATGAGTGGGATGAAATACTTGCAGAAAATCCTAGGACAGAAGAAGTAACTGAAGAGCAAGCATTCCCAGAAAAATTTATGACTAAAGAACAAAAGGGTCGTAAACCAAAAGTTAATTTAGAAACTAAAGCTATACCTAAGAAAAAGAAATCTGATAAGGTAGAATTAGCAGAAGAAGTTACACGAAGTGTAGAAAAAGCTAGGACTAAAAAGAGTAAAAAATGATTTTAAATGACGTTATTACTGAAGTTAGAAGAATGATACAGGATGAGAATACTCCGCAAAGATACTCTGATGCGGTGCTTTTAAGTTTTTCAAACCAAGCTTTAAGGCGTATTGCAGTACTTAGACCTGATTTATTTGCTAAAATAACTACAATGACTTGCACAGAAAACGAAGCTATACAATCAGCACCTACCGATTCATTACGTATTATGGAAGTTTTTTCAGTAAGCGGTGGTAATGGATGTATAGAAGTTAATAGAGAATCACTAGACCAATCTTATCCACAATGGATGAATGATACTGCATCAGCTGCAGTGAACTGGATGAGGCACACAAGGAACGCTAATAAATTTTTTATATACCCAAAAGCTCCAGCTGGTCAAGTGTTAGATATTGAATATTCACAAAGCCCTCCAACTTACGACGGGACTACAACGGTTGATTTATTATCAGACGCATACTTTCCAGTAGTAGTTGATGCTACAATATTTTTAGCTGAATCAGTAGATAATGAACATGTTAATTCAAAACGAGCTGATATATTTTATAATTCTTTCACTAAGTCTCTTGCTGTTAATGCACAAAGTAAAGTAGCAACAGACACAGAAGAAGGTGGTATGATAACAGTTAATACAACAAAAACTAGTATTACAGAGGACTTAACATAATGGCTGGAATTAGAACATTTGTTGATATTTCAAATAGATTATCTCCTAGCGTGCCTGGGTGTCCTACGCCAATCATAGAGCAGTACGTTCGTGATGCAGCGATTGAAACGTGTGAACGAACTCTTGCGTGGAGGTATGAACAACCAAGAATACGTTTAGTTACAGGAGTTCATGACTATGCATATGAATGTCCAACTCAATCCGAGGTTCATGCTTTTATTACAGCTACTGTAAATTATGAAATGCTTACGCCCGTTACTTTAGATAAGATGTACCATCTATATCCTAAATGGCCAAATCAGCCTACTACATCAAGAGCTAAACCTAAGTATATAACACACTTAGATGCAGACCATTTTTCTGTAGCACCTGTACCAGATAGTACTGAGAGCTATGATGTCAGGATGATTGTGTGTTTAAAGCCACTAAGAACGTCAACAGAGATGGATAAAACAGTTTTGGATGAATTAGAAAATGTTATCATGCATGGAGCACTTCAACATTTATTAGTGCTACCAGATAGAAGTTGGAGTGATAGAGAATTAGCTTCGTATCATGCAAAGCAGTTTATATTTAAATTGCAAGAACGTAGAGCTAGAGCTAACTTAGGTGCGGGAAGAGCATCTATGAGAGTTCAAGGTCAACCATTTGGGTAATAGATATGGCAGATGTAATTAGATTAGTAAAAGGAGATGAGTTACCACTCATTCAAATAACATTAAATGACGACGTAGCTAATACTGCATTAGACTTATCAGCGTCTACTACTTCAGTATCTGTAAAGTTTAGAGCTACAGGCACTACAACAGTTTTATCAACTATTAGTTGTGCTAAAACTAATACAGGGTCAGACGGTAAGATACAGTTTAATTTTTCTAGTGGTGTCTTAGATGTTGATGAAGGCTCATATGAAGGTGAGATAGTAGTTAGTTTTGATGGCAGTCTTCACACTGTCTATGATTTATTAAAATTTAGAGTAAGAAGTAATTTCTAATGGCTAACATCAGACTTGTATCTGCTATTGCCGCAACGGCTATATCTTTTAGCGTTAGTGTTAATAGTGTTAGTTCTGTAGTTAGTGATAGCAATAAGATATCGGCTACAGTAAATACGTCTCAGTTAGGTATAAAAGCATTTGAATTAATACCTACTCGCAGGCATGTAGATTCAATAACAGTAAGTGATACTCAGGTTTTTGAAGTAGGTATAATAGCAGGGGATTCTGTTACAACTTCTGATAGTGACCCAATATTTGTTGCTCAACTAGCTAAGTCTGATTCAGTATCAGCAACTGATACACCAAATAAAATAATAAATTCTACAGTTGATTTTGATTTAAGTGATGATGATATAGACCCAGACCCTATAAATGTGTCTGAATCTGATGCTAAAACATTTACTACAAGTAAGACAGATTCTGCATCAGCTTCTGATTCACCATCATTACAGCCGAATATACCTCAAAGCGATAGTGTAACGCCGTCTGAATCGGTCAACACAAAAGCCATAGGTACTAATCCTAGCGATTCAGCATCTGTATCCGAGGCAGATGTTAAGAGTGCTAGTATAGTTAAAACGGATTCTGCGTCTGCTTCTGAGTCTGACGCTAAAACAATTACCCCACAAGGGAAAACAGATTCTATATCAACATCTGATGCACAAGTTTTACAGCCAAGTATAGTTAAGGCTGATAGTTCTACACCATCAGATGCTGTAAATTCAATAACTGTAAGCATAGCACCTAGTGATAGTGCTAGTGCTTCTGAAAGTATAAATACAACACTTACATTAGGAACTCTTACAACTATGTACCCAGAGCTTGTTAATGTTTCTGACGGTACAGTTGGTTTTATATTTACTAGAAATGAGTCGACTACAGGTGTCATTGGTGGCCCAGGATTTGTAGGTCAACTTGTAATGAATGATGATAGAATAACTGAGGGTGATTCATCGAACGCTGGACTTGTTATTAATTACATATATACTGAAGTTGATGACAGTTCGTTGGGTGGACACATGTGTAACGCTACTCCGCTATCAGCTGGAGCTAAGACTTAAAGGAGATGGATAAATGATTAACGATTTAATTAAAGTAAAAGGTGAATTAAAACTTACCCTTACTAGTCCACAAGGAAATGTAAAACATGAGGTTATCGTACCTAATTTAGTTGTAACAGCAGGTAAAAATTTTATTGCTGACCGACTAAAAAACAACACTACTGTTATGTCTCACATGGCAATAGGAACTGGAAGCACTGCGGCTGCAGCTGGCAATACTGCATTAGGCAGTGAAGCTGGACGTGTAGCTCTAACATCTAGTACTGTATCAACTAACTCTGTAGCGTATGTAGCATCATTTGGTGCTGGCACAGGCACAGGTGCAATTACAGAAGCTGGACTTTTAAATGCTAGTTCAAGCGGTACCCTCTTATGTAGAACTGTATTCTCTGTTATAAACAAAGGTGCAAGCGATACATTAGGTATTACATGGACTGTAACTATAAGTTAAGAGGAGATATAAATGCCAGTAAAATTTGCGAATAACGCAGTATCTACACTA